CCAATGCACCACTACGAACACCAATATATATGCCTCTTACTGTAGCCAATGCCGCAGCAAGTAAAGCGGATGCCGTAGCACCTGCCGCCATTGCAGCCCTTAATACTGCCATAGCTGCCGCATGTGCCTTTGTCGCAGTTGCGGATGCTAACTCCGCAGCCTTTAACGCAATAACTTTTACAGTAAGTGCAGCTGTTTGTGCACCACATAATAATAATGTGGCTTTATAGGCAATAAAAGCAGTTGTAACACCTACTACCGCAGCCCTAACTGCTGGCATAGATGATGTAAATATTCCAACAAAACTTGTTACAACATTCTTGATAACACCAATAGTAACGCTTAACCCTGCAAACGCAGCTTTGATAGTAGCTATTGCCACTTGTGCAGCTGCAGCTACTACCTTGAATGAAAATGCTAATTCATTAAGTACACCGGCCAATAAATCAGAACTTGCCATTGAGCCGATTTGCTCCATTACTGGTTGAAAAGCGGTAATAAGATCATTCTGTAATTGAGTGCCAATATCTTGGAATGTCAAAGGAATTTCGGCGAACTTAGCATTTGTTTCTTCCGCACTATTAAATAATGCGTTCTTAATAATGTCCGCAGTAATTAAACCTTGAGAGCTCATTTCCTTTAATTGGCCTACAGTCAAGCCCATTTCACTTGCAATGGATTGTGCTAACATAGGAGCATTTTCCATAATGGAATGGAATTCGTCGCCTTGTAGCTTACCGGCTGCCATCGCTTGTGTTAACTGGTACATAGCGGATGAAGTTTCTTCAACACTAGCACCGGCAATCTTAAATTGCTTATTTAACTGTTCTACAAAATAGATAGCCTCATCATTAGAGTTGAAAGCGTCTTTTGCAAGCATATTCAACTTCGCAACACTATCAGCCATATCGAGGTAACTACCACGAGAACGATTGGCAGCTTGATATACCTTATCCATAATTTCCGCAGTACTTTGCGTACCGTCATTGATAAGGTTAATACGAGCACGTAACTGTGTTAGTTGGTCGGTGGTTTTAATTGCACTTACGGCCATGTCTTTTAACGCTCTGCCGGCTGCCTCAATACCAATCGCTGCACCTGCAAATGCAGCACCACTTTTAGCGGCGTTCATAAGGCCTGGAATTTCCACCCCAAAGACCTTTTGAGCCTTAGCCTTAACATTATCAAGGCTAGCCTCAATGCTTTTACCTAGCGACTGTTCGGCTTTCTTTGCCACACGATCAAGTGCCTGTTCAGCACTATTGGATGAGCCAACAATTTTGACATTTATTTGAGTATCGGCCATAGTTTTATAACTCACCTCCTGCCTGTCTGAATTCTTCCATGAATAACTTTTCTTCTGTTTTGCGTTTAGCTGCAGACATAGGGTGTAATTGTTTCATAATGTCTTCGACACGTAATTTTCTGTTGCCAGCGATATGTACGTTCGTCATTAGACACGCAAAATACGCTTGTCTGCGGTCCTCTATTTCTGTCCTTAACTCATAACCCTCGGCGAGTTTGTAATATTCCATAGGGCTCAAATTCATGAATTCCCACGGCTTTAAGTTAAGCGGACCATACGCCATACGCTCTGCCTTAGTTATCCAAATACTAAAAGAGGGGGCTGTATAGCCCCCCTCTAGTTTTTTGTGGCTGCCTCAGCCTCAACTTCGGAGTGTGCTTGCTCGTCAGCCTCTTCTGGGAATAATGCATAGTATGCAGCCTTACCAAATACACCACTACCAATAAGGGCTTGCACAATTAACTGCACAAGATCACTATATTGGACTGTACCCTCGTCAAAGAGTTCTTGTAGTTTGTCTTGATAGTAGATGTAATCACGCTTTTTGCCATGTTGTTTCATACCTACAACGAAAGCAGTAATAAGCTGATTAAATGTCATTGTGCCACTTTGCACGGCTTTAAAAATAGGTTCACCCCATAGCTGTTCCAATTCGGCAATACGACCAATGTTAAAAAAGATAGTTTCACCAGTAGCGAAAAGATCACAATTAATTTTTTTCATTTTGCACACTCCTTAATAAATTAGGCTTTTTTCAATTCAGACAATGGACCTACACCGTTCAAGCTGCCTTTATATGTAGCCACATCATCATGTGGAGTGTTCAAGGACAATTCTGTAACGGATGCAATACCAGTCATGTAAGATTTGTCAGGATATTCAAATTTAAGATGAACGTATTCGCCATCTAAAAACGCTTTTTCAAGCAATGTCAAACTTTCTTCGTTAGGCATGAGCAATGTTTCCAAGTCAATGGACCATTCTTTAAGACCTGCGATTGTAGACTTCCAACCGCCGGAACCTTTATGAGATGCGTCGATGCTATCTGCTTTACGAGATACATCACCGGAACGTTGACCGCCTAATAAAAGCCATTCTGCACCTGTAGTTTCGTCAGTGCCTACATTCAAATAAATAAGATAATTCTTGCCGGCAGTAGGCATTGCGGCTTGAGCCGGTTTATATAATTTTTTTGGTGTTGCAGCTGGTGCCATTAGAAAATACCTCCGTTAGTTTCTTCTTTTAAATCAATAAGGCGAACCATAAAGCGATATTGAGTACCTATTAAAGGCCGCACACTATCATGGTCGCCAGTTTTATTTGTGCATACTAAATCTATAATCTGATAGCCATTAGACTGCAATATGCATGCCTCTTCGTCTAATTCACCACATCGTTTGCGTAGATCATTAATGATTGCCTCGAACTTATCCTCGAAATTAGCAATAACTTCGTAACCGACTTCCAAATCTGGGTTGTCGTTACGTCCCCAAACCTCGATATATAGTTCTTGTTGCAATTCAGACTGAATGGAGTTATCGCCCCTTGTAGTTTCCCCACGAATAACCATGATAACGCCATTCTCGTCAATCTTTGCTGCTTGTGGTCGCATAGCACCTAGCATAACATTAAATGCAGCACCGCTATTCTCGATAGTAGATTTAATATGTTGCATTAATTCTAGCCACATATTACCCCCTGTATATTTCAACTGTACGATAACGAGCATATTTTTTCGCATCGCCTGTTAAATCTTCCGGAGTTATCTGCTTTTCTAAAATTTTAATGCGTTCATCAAGATATAATAATTTCTTGCTATAGAAATCATCTGTCGAACCGTCCCTAGTGTAAGCACCTGGCAACGCATACGCTTTGTCAAAGCATACAAAACGATATGTATATAGTTGTACAAGCTCATCTGCTAGATAGCCCCTAATCACATCATTCTGTGGAACCCCTAACCGCTTAGCGAATGCGTATAAACCTTGCTCGGCACGTTCGACATGTTGTGGCAGTACCTCTTTGCCTAATAGCTCATCGGTGAACTGCATTTCCGTGTAGTCGTATAACATTGAGCCCCCTATAATCGAATTTTAATTTCATGGTCTGCCTTTCCAAGCCAATCGCTGCCGCTTATATCTTCAAGTGCCATGTTCGTAGCCTTTGCGAATGTAGCATATACATCGCCACGTTTACGATTAATAGCGTCATATAGGAATGGATCAGATTTAGTGCCTGGATGGTGAACCACTTTCGAAAATATAAAACCATTACCGGCCATAGGTGCCCATCGCAAAACGCTTTTTGTCTTAGGACGAATAATATGAGGTCGTGTACCCTCATGGACAAACACCCCATAAGGTGCAGCCTTATCATCAAGATATACAACCCCTACATTATTGCCATTATCAAAGTCGAACCGTGTATCAATAGCACGTTCTAACTGAGATGTCCTAGATGTAAAGTTATGTCTTGCTTGTGCCTCATCTTGCACCATAAAGGTGCTCGATTTAACGGCCTGTCTCAACCGTCGCTCGAACACCTCAGCAGGTAACATGATTACGCCTCAGCTTTCTTACGGCCACCACGTTTTGGCTTTTCTTCTGTGTCCTCAGTATCGTCAGTTGGTTCTGTTTCCAACTCCTCAACTGCAAAGCCCTCGGACTGTAAACGCTCAATATCGTATTCAGTTTCTACGTATTGAACTTCATTCATGCGTACAAGTCTTGTCATTTAAAACACCCCTTAATTATGCACCAGTATTAACACGAATTGCGGCAAAGCGGTTTTTAGGGATCCATAAATCATGATATTTACGATAGTCGATTTTCCATGCGTCTGCCTTTTGGTTAATGTCAGGAGTGAATACACGTACTTTGTCTGTTTTAGATACTGCAATAGGTGCACGTTGAGGCATAATGATCCAGTTAATATCTTTTGCAGATGTATCAGCTTTAAAACCACCTGCTTGTTGGTTTGCAGTTTTACCGTCATTGAATACGTAAGCAGTTTTCATGCGTGCAGATGGAACACCAAGGATAGGAATGTCATTGAAAGATTTAACAGTTGTATTGATAGATCCATTTTTGAATTCGGCAACATTCAAATAACGATTGAATTTATCTGCGTTATTCAAGATAGTACGCAATTTGGTGGACATAACAACAATTAAGCCCTCGTCCTCGCCTACAACGTCTTGAATTTCTGTAATTTCAGCCTCTAACTTTTCCAAGATAGTGGCAACTGCCGGAGTAAAACCAGTAGTAACCTTATTTTCTGCAGTTGCTAACGCAGCAATTTTAGAATAACGATAGGAGTCAATTTCCGGAATAACTTGTGTGCGTTGGAATTCGCCCATTACAGTACCGGCAGTTGCAACGAAGTTAGTTTCGTTAACGTCCATAGAGTCAAGTTGGAATGTACGACCACGGTCTTGAGTCATTTTGTAAGGGTTAAATTTCAAAGTAACGGAACCTTGGTTGAACCCCTCATCACGGTCGTACTTTGCAAGACCTTGCATGCTAATTTCAGGAATATGTACAGTATCGCCACCGTCATATTTGACTTGGCCTGCGTTAGCCTCCATAAAAGCGGAAGTTGCACTTGCCAACATTTGAGCGTCAAGTACAGTTTGGAACTGTTGAGAATATTGAAGTGTGTTAATCGCCATTGTTAATGACCTCCATAA